GCCCGACGCCGCGCGCAATCCGCGAAACAAGCCCTCGGCTCCGGCAGCGCCTCGCAACAGTTGACCGGGACACTCGGCTGATGGGCGGCCTGTTTGGCAAACCGAACACGCCGACGCCCGCGGCCCCGCCGCCCGTGCCGTCGTCAGCGGATCCCGCCATCCAGGCCCGCGTCAATGAGCAGGCCCGGCTCCGGTCGATGGGTGGCCGCGCCTCCACCTATCTCACGAATCCCAACAGCCAGATGGACGCCGAGCCGTCAGCCGCCCGGCAGTTAGGAGCCGCATGACGCCCGACGACATTGCGAAAGATGTGATCGATCGGTTGCAGGCGGTGGCCGGCACCCGCGGCGCGTGGGAAGCCGTCTGGGAGCAGATCGCGCAGCGGATGTTCACGCAGTACGCAAGCCAATTTACGAATGCCGGCGCGGGCACGCCAAACAACAGCTCCGGAGTCCAACGCACCGAAGAACAAGTCGATGCGACCGCCGCGCTCGCGCTGACCCGCTTCGCCGCGGCGATGGAGTCAATGCTGACGCCGCGCAGTTCCACGTGGCACTATTTGAAACCCGCCGACCGCGCCTTGCTCAAAAACCGCGAGGCCCGGTTGTGGTACGAAGACCTGAACCGCGTCCTCTTCGACTATCGCTACGCCCCCAACGCCAACTTCGCCTCCCAAAAACATGAAGACTATATGATGCTCGGCGCGTTCGGCACCGGCGCCCTCTTTATTGACGCGCTCCAGCATCACCGTGAACAGGGGCTCCGCTATCGCGCGGTCCATCTCGGGCAGATGTTCTTCCAAGAAAATCATCAAGGCTTGATTGACACGGCCCTTCGCAAGTTTCAGTTGACGGCGCGGCAAGCCCTCCAACAGTTCGGCCCCGAGACACTCCCCGAGAAGATCACGAAAGATGCGACGAGCGCCAAGAATGCGACCAAGCTCTACGACTTCATCCATTGTGTGAAGCCGCGCACGGAGGAGGAAGGCTACGATCCGCAGCGCGCCGACACGAACGGGATGCCCTACGCCTCCTACTATGTGTCCGTCACCGAAAAAGCCCTCCTGAAATCGAGTGGCTACTACACCTTCCCCTATGCGATCAGCCGCTATGTGATGGCCCCTGGGGAAACCTACGGCCGGAGCCCCGGCATGATGGCCCTGCCGTCCATGAAAGTCTTGAACGAGCAGAAGAAGACGCTGCTCAAACAGGGCCACCGCACGGTCGATCCGGTCTTGCTCGCGCATGACGATGGCGTGCTGGACTCCTTTTCCCTGCGCCCCGGCGCGGTGAACTATGGCGGTGTGAGCGCCGAGGGCCGCCCGCTGGTCCATGCGCTCCCCACCGGCAATCTCGCGGTTGGGCAGGAGATGATGGACGCCGAGATCCGGACGATCAACGACTTTTTCCTCGTCACGTTGTTCCAAATTTTGATTGAGACGCCCACGATGACCGCGACGGAGGTGCTCGAACGGGCGCGTGAGAAAGGTGCGTTGCTCTCGCCGACGATGGGCCGCCAACAATCCGAGTCGCTCGGCCCCATGATCGAACGCGAGATCGACGTGCTGATGCAGCAGAAGCTCCTCCCGCCCATGCCGCAAGCCGTACTCGAAACGCAGGGCCGCTATGTCGTCCAGTACGATTCGCCGCTGTCACGGATGGCGCGGGCCGAGGAAGCCGCGGGACTGTTCCGGCTGGTTGATTGGATGAAAGAGGTGGTGGCCGTCACACAAGATCCCTCGCCGCTCGATCATATCAACTGGGATGAAGCGGTCCCCGACATCGCAGACATTCAAGCCGTGCCCGTCAAGTGGCGCAATAGCTGGGAGGCGGTCCAGAAGATGCGCCAGGGTCGGCAGCAGCAGCAGCAACAGCAACAGATGATCGACGCCGCGCCGGCGGCGGCGAGCGCGATGAAATCCGTCATGCCGATGGCGACGAAATAACGATGGCCGGCGAGGCGAAAGAGTTTCTCCGCAGTCGGGCGTTGTCCTATAAACGCGCGTTTGCCGCCGACAACGCCGATGCGGCCGCCGTCCTCAAAGACCTGGCCAAATTCTGCCGCGCCTTGGAGTCCACGTTTCATCCGGATCCACGCATCGCGGCGCAACTCGACGGGAGACGGGAAGTGTTTCTCCGCATTCAACAACATCTGCAACTCAGCACCGAGCAACTGTGGGCGCTCTTAGGAGCCGCCCCCTCAATCAAGGGAGAGTAACCTATGTGGTACCGATCGTTTCAGTTCACGCGAGTCATGGATGCTGCCGGTTCTCCCGCTGGTGGCGCGGCGGCGGAGGCTGGCGCGGCCCCTGCGGGTTCGTCGTCCTCCGCAGCTCCAGCGGGCGCCAATGGTCAACCGGGTGCCGCGCAACCCGACGCCTTCAACTGGCAAACGCTCGGCCTCGATGCCGAGGCGAACACGCTCGTCACCGAGCGCCAGTGGAAGCATCCGAACGATGTCATCAAGTCCTACCGGAATCTGGAAAAGCTCACGGGCGTGCCGGCCGATCAGATCATCAAGCTGCCGAAGGGCGACGATCCGAAGGCGTGGAACGAGGTGTACACGCGCCTCGGTCGCCCCGCCACCGCCGCGGAGTACAAACTGCCGGTGCCCGAGGGCCAGGACGGCTCCTTTGCGAAGACGGCGGCGGACTGGTTCCATGAGGCCGGTGTCACCCAAGCCGGCGCCACGCGCCTCGCAACCAAGTGGAATGAATTTCAAGCGGCGCAACAGAAGCAGCAGACCGAGCAAGTCGCCGCGCGGGATACCGAGCAGGTCAACGCGCTGAAATCTGAATGGGGCGCGAACTACGATCGCTTGGCTGGCCAGGTCGATAAGGCCGCCGAGACGTTTGGGATGAAGCCCGAGCAATTGGCCGCGCTCAAGCAGGTGATGGGACCGAAAGAGGCGATGCAGTTCTTGCAAAAGATCGGCTCGAAATTGGGCGTGGAGGACAACCAGTTCCACGATGGGGCCGCGCCGCAGGGCTTCAACAATATGTCGCCCGAGCAGGCGCAGGCAGAAATCACCCGCCTCCAGCACGACAAACTGTTTGCCCAAGAGTTCAATAGCAACGACCCGCGCGTGAAAAGCGAAGCGCGGCAGCGGATGGCCCGTTTGTCCGTCATCGCCGCGCCCGGCTCACGCGAATTTGCCGGGCGGGGGTAGCGTATGGAGTCCAAGGGATATTGGGCCTGCCCGTGCTGCGGGTGGCTTGTCACGGACGCGCAGTACTTGTCGATCGTCTTTGATCCGGATTGCGCGGGATGCGGAGCGAAGAAGTGGTCGGAGTTCAAATACCAGGAAACGATGGCGGAGCGGCAGGATCAGTCTTGACAATCAGGCCCCGTTCGTGTAGTCGGTAGCACAAGAACATTTTCGTCGGGAAGTCTCGCTGAGATCCGACAGCGCGAGATCAACCGGGTCCACCGCAGCGTGGTGGGAAGCCCTCAACACCAACCGTGGTTTTGTGGAGGGTTTCCCCCATGTCCATCAATCTTCCGTCGCATTACGTTATCCAGTACAGCACCAATATCAACCTGTTGCTGCAAGAAAAAGGCAGCAAGCTCCGTCCCTATGTGACGGAGGGCTCTTACGTCGGGAAGCAGGCCAGTCCGGTCGATCAGTTCGGGGCGATCGAGATGCAGTCCGTCACCAGCCGCTTTGCGGCGATGGGCCGCGTCGATGCCGCCGTCGATCGTCGGTGGGTCTTCCCCAGTGACTTCGACCTCCCGCAGTTGATTGATACCTTCGATAAACTCCGCCTCTTGACCGATCCCGAGTCCACCTACGTGCAGAACGCCGTGTTTGCCGCGGGTCGGCAGATGGACCGGTTGATTCTCTTGGCCACCATCGGCACCGCGAAGACGGGCGAAGCGGGCGCGACCAGCACCAGCTTTACCGCGGGCAACGAAGTGGATGTTGCCACGGGCGGGTCCAATTCCCGGCTCAATGTGGCGAAGCTCTTGGCGGTGCAGGAATTGATGCTGGCGAACAGCGTCGATTTCAGCAGCGAGACCATCGTGGTCCCGTTGACCGCGAAGGACAACAGCGCCCTGCTGAACGAAATCCAGATCATCTCCTCGGACTTCAACGGCATGGACAAGCCCGTACTCAAGGATGGGCGCGTGACGCGCTTCTTGGGGATGGAGTTCGTCTATTGCCAGCTTCTCGAAACCGTCTTGGGCAAGGGGACCGCGGGCGTAGGCGGCACGGACGCCAACGAGTGTAACATCCCGGTCTGGGCCAAGTCGGGGATGCACTTGGGCATCTGGAACGATGTCACGACCTCCATTTCTCGCCGGCACGATCTGCAAGGCGAACCGTGGCAGGCGTACGTGTACATGACAGCGGGCGCGACCCGCATCGAAGAAAACCGCGTGTACAACATCGAGTCGTACCGCGCCTAATGCGTTGATTCACCCGCGAGGGGTTTTGGCCCCTCGCCTTTGACAGAGGAGACTACTATGGCTGTTGTAGCCTTGAAATCAACCCCGATTACGAACCGTGATGCGACACCGGGGGTGCTGAATGAAGGACGGATGAGTGGCGGCTTGTTGCGCCATGCGCGCGGCGTCATCACCACAGGTGCGGCCGATACTACGGCGTCCACCTACCGGTTTTTCCAACTTCCCTCGAACGCCTTGCTCGTGCGGTTGTCCTTGACGACGGACGGCGCGGGAACGGTGGGCGCGATGGACGTGGGGATTTACCGGACCACTGCCGATGGCGGCGCCGTGGTCAGCGCGGGCTTGTTTACGACCGCCAAAGTGTTGACGACCCCGCTCGTCAGTTTTGACGCCTTGCGGGAGTCCACGACCATCGCCATTGCGGCCAGCGACGTGAAACCGTTGTGGCAGTGGGCGGGGCTCACCGCCGATCCGCGGGTGGTTTACGATGTGGTCGGGACCTTGACCGCCACCGTGGACGCGGCCCACAACATGCTGCTGGAGTGCGATTACACGGTCTAAGGAGGCGACGCGATGGCGGACCATTACATCAGTTGGGTAAAAGGGGACGGGTTGAGCCCGGCCAACCTCACCAAGGGCACGTCGAGTACGGCCGGCGATCAGGTCGAATTGCGGACCCTCGACGGCGCGGGGCTCACCAAAGTGGATGTGTTGCTGGCCCTCGAAGCCTTTGAAGCCTACTACGCGACGAAGCCGGTGACACCGTAACGAAGGAACACGGGGCGCGGGGCGTACCTGCCCGCGCCCTGCGTCTCGGAAGGGGTGAGTCTTATGGCAGGTCCAGGGTATGTCAACATCTCCTCGGCCACGACCACGGTGGTGAAGTCGGGGCAGGGGCTTTTTAATGCCCTTGTGATTAACACGGTGGTGGCGAGTGCGATTACGATCTACGATAGCACGAGCGCCGCGGGGCAGAAGATTGCGACGCTCGCGGCCTCGGCACCGGCCGGCACGTACAAATATGAAATCAAATTTTCGACCGGCCTGACGATTGTCACGGCGGGCGCGAGTGATCTCACCGTGAGTTTCAGTTAAGGGGCCCGAGGGAGGCTGACGAATGGCGAACATCACCCCGGTGACCGATCAGATCCCCGGCGGGGGGATCATGCGCGTGGTCTGGACGCTGGCGACGGCCGATACGGGCGTCGATTGCAATTATCCCGGCTGGGCCGATCGCAACGTCCAGGTGGAAGGCACCGCGGACGGGGCCACGGTGGCCATTCAAGGGTCCAACGACGGCTCGAACTGGCGCACCCTGACGGACATGGCCGGGAACTCGCTCGGGGCGCTCGGAGTCGGGGTCATTCGCATGGTGCAGGAGAATTCTCTGCGGCTTCGTCCGGTCGTGACCGGGGGCACGGGGAACACCGCGCTTGTCGTCACGATGATTGCGAGACGACGATGACCGACCTCACCGATCTGCGACAGGCCCTCGATAAAGCGGGAAAACTAAAGCAATTCTGTGGCTCCGTCTTGGAGGTGATCGGGGCGGCCGAAGGCTTAGTGTCGATGGAGCAAGCCTGCACCGAAACACAGGCGCGGCTCACGGCGCTTCGGGAGCAGGAGCAGCGGGGCCTCGCCCTGGTCGAAGACCTCCGGCTTGCGATCGAACAGGCCAAGCGGGACGCGAAGACGGTGGCCGCGGAGGCGCGGGAGACGGCCGAGCGCGTGGTGGCGGATGCGCGGCCGTCGCCCGCGCATCCG